GCGCACCTCGAGCACGACCTCGACCCGAGCGTGATCCCGGAGCCGGGGATCAAGGACCCGGAGGCGGCCGACATGGAGCGCGCCAAGTTCCTCTGCCGCGTCGGCGGCGTGGATGCCTCGCTCGACCTCTTCTCCGAGGTCCTCGGCCGCGCGCGCGTCGAGGCGGTAGCCGGGCTCGCGAGCGGGCCCAAGACGCGCGGCGCGGAGTCGGTGCCCGAGATGCAGAAGTGGCTCAAGCGCGACTTCGAGCTAGCGGCGCGCAACGAGGAGAAGCAGGCCGACGGGCTGCGCGGGATGGTCGCCGGGCTGACCGCCGCGTCGGACGGCGTTCCGCTAGACGACCCGAGCGACGAGCGCGAACTGGCGGCCGCGGCCGAGGCGTCCGTGCGCGAGCTGGCCGCGCGGGAGGAGCGTGAGCGCGAGGCCCGCCGGGCCGTCGAGGCGCGGGCCGCGGCGGAGAAGGTCCTGGCGACCACGGAGGAGCCAGAGAGCGCGGAGGCGATCGAGGGCGCGATCCTGGAGGCCGACGCCGCGTTCGCTGCGGCGCAGGTCGCTCTCGACGTCGCGAACCGGGGCGAGACCCCGGAGGTCAAGAACGCGGCGATGGCCTCGGCCGCGGCTATCGACGCGCACGAGCTGGCGAAGGGCGAGGTAGAGGCTGCCCGGGCCGCGGTGGTGCTTGCCGAGTCCCGGGCCGAGGAAGCGCGGCGCCGACGCCTTGAGGCGACGGGGGCGGTCGACTCGGCGCTCGCCGCCGCGCGGCGGGAGGCGAGCGCGGTCCTGTCCGCGGCGCGCGAGCGCGCGAGCGCTGCCCGCGGGCGGGCGGAGGACGCGGCGCGGCTAGAGCGGCTGCGCGACGCGGCCCGCCTGGCGCTTGAGGGAACGGCGGGGGCGGCCGATCCGGCTCGCGCGGCCGCCGACGTCCGCGCGCAGGTCGCCGTGGTGGAGGCCGCGCGCAAGGCGCAGGAGCACGGCGCCGTCGTCCGGCGCGCGAAGGAGAAGGCCGAGGAGGCCGCGGGCGTCCTTCGCCGGGTGCAGGCGCACCTCGACGAGGCGGGCGAGCTGCGCGCCTGCGCGGCCGGGTGCGAGGAGGTCGTCGCGCGCGCGATCGGACGCGCCTCGCCGGCCGGGATCCGAATGGTCGCCGGGCGGCTCGTGCTCGAGACCAAGCGCGGGGAGACGTACCTCTCCGATCTTTCGACCGGCGAGCTCTGGCGGATCGCGCTCCCCGCGGTGATCGCGCACGTCGGCCGCGGCGGGATCGTCGCGGTGCGGCAGGAGGCGTGGGAGGCGCTCGACCCCGAGGGGCGCGACTACGTCGACCGCGAGGCCGCGGCGGCCGGCGTCCACGTGCTGACCGGCGAGGCGACCGGCGGCGAGCTTCGCAGCGAGGCGCACGTCGCGGCGGGTGTGGCGTGAGGCCCGCGGCCAGCGAGCGTTCGGCCTCCGGACGGGCCAAGGCGAGCGCGCCTCCCGACGATGCCGCCGAGAGGGCGTACGAGGAGATCCTCAAACGCGCCGAGCTGTTCGGCCTAGTCGTCCAGGCGTACGGCGGCGTCGCGACGATCGCGATCCCGCGCGAGCAGCGCAGCGCCGGTATCCGCGCGCGGGTCCTCGAGGCGCACGTCATGGTCGAAACGAAGGCGGTGCTGCGTTGAGAACGATCTGGAAGTACCCGCTCGGGATCCTCGACTCGCAGATTATCGATGTGCCCCGCGTCGCTTCGCCGCTCGGCGTCCAGAACCAGCCCGTCGGGGGGCGCGACCAGCTCGTTCTCTGGATGCTGGTCGAGGACGAGGCGCCGAAGATCACCGTCGAGGTCGTGGTGCGCGGGACGGGCCACGAGGCGCTCGGCCTCTTCCGAAGCGAGTACGTCGGCACGGCGCAGACGCACGGCGGGGCGTTCGCCTGGCACGTTTTCCTGCCGCGTCTCCCTGGCGCCGGATCGCTGGAGCTGCCGTGATCGTTTTCGGGATCGACCCCGGCGTCCGTGGCGCGCTCGTCGCGCTCGCTCCTTACTACCAGCTCGTCTCGGCCGTCGAGCTTCCGATCGTCGGCGGGGCCAAGCGCCGCCGGCTCGACGCGGTCGCGTTCTCGAGGCTGTTCGACGTGCGGCCGGCCGGGTCGGTGGCGTTCGTCGAGAAGCAGATCGCGATGCCCGGCCGCGGCGCGATGGACGGCATGACGAGCGGGATCCTCTACGGCGCGATCTGCGCCGTCGTGGAGCTCCTCGGCCTCCCGCTCGTCGAGGTCTCGGCGCAGGAGTGGCAGGCGTCTATGGGCGGACTGCCGTCGCGCCCCTCGTCCGTCCGCAAGCCGACGCAGCCCTCGCTCGACCCGCTGATCCACGCCGAGCACGAACGGAACCGGCGCGAGAAGTCGCGCGTGCTCGCCGCGCACCGCAAGAACCTCAAGCTCGAGGTCGCCCGCCGCGCCGTGTCCGAATGCCCGGCGCTGCGCGGCGCGACGTACGTCGGCGGGGCGCTGCACGACGGGATCGCCGACGCCTACTGGATCGCCCGGCACGGCGTTCGAGGCCGGGATGTTTCGGGCCCCGCCGTGAGCGCTACCGGGGAGGAGCGCTCCGCGCTCAGCGGCGCGTCGTAGCGAGCCGCGTCGCCGCGACGACCCCCCGGAGGAACCGCTCAGCGGCCTCGCGGTGCTCGCGCTCGTCCCACCAGTGGCTGACCCCCGAGGGGTGCGGGACCATCGCCGCGAGGAACCGCTCCCGGGCCGCCCAAGAGGGCGCCGGTTCGCGCGCCGGCCAGGAGTCGAGCGTCCGGCGCAGGAGGTCCCCGGACGCGCGGCAGCGCACCTCGCGGCGGCAGACGAACCGCCACTCGAAAAGCGCCCGCCGGCCGTCGCGCCCGCTCCCGCCGAGCCGGAACGCGTCGGCGACGCCGCGCCCGAGCAGGACGCCCCGCCGGCCGACGAGCGCGGGGAAGAGCTCCCAGGCCGCGAGGCGGGCCCTGGCGAGCACGAACGCGTCGCTCTGGCTAGACCCCTTCCCGGGGTACTCCGGCAGGAGGTTGAGCCGCTCGAACCAGGCCTCGTACTCGCCCGGGAACCCCAGCCCGGCGAGCTCCGCCAGGCGACGCCCGGACGGCCCCATGATCGGCCGGGCCGGGCCCGACGAACGGCCGGGCGCCTGGCCCACCAGGACGAGCCGGGTCGAGCGCGGGGCCTCGATCACGCCTCGGGGCGTCGTCAATCGAGCGCGCCCTCCAGGTCCGGGCACAGGGTCGTCCCCGCGTCGGTGATGAGGGCCCCGGTCCACGGCCCGGCCCCCGTCAGGGCTCCCGAGGCGGCCGTAGAGAGGATTCGGCCGTGGCCGCGGTCCGCGATGAGCGCGTACGGGGACGGCTGCGTCGTCGCCATAGCCGTCCTGATCCCGGCCCACAGGTGCGTTCCGGCCGCGACGGAGATCGCCAGCGTGTTCGTGTTGCCCTTGACGCCCGTGCCCGTGAGGTCGTCGACCGTCCCGGTGGCCGCCAGCTTCGTCACCGTTTGATTGGCCCGCGAGGGGGCGGTCGGCGTCGAGAAGAAACCTACCTCGGCCGTCTGCGCGCCGGCCCCGGCCGTCCGAACGGCGAAGCGCACGAACGCGAACGTGCTCGTGACGGTGACACGGCCTAGGTACACGAAGTAGGCCGTGTTGGAGACGAGGATCATCCCCGTGTTGATGTTCGGAAGGGTCGACCGAACGCACCTTCCGCTCGTGTCCATGAGCTGCGCGAGCCCCTGGAGGAGCCCCCCGCTCGCGGCCGCCTGGTGCGTGTGCGTCGCGTTGGTGAGGTCGGCGATCGTCGGCGTCATCAGGTTCGGCGAGCCCTGCATCACCGCGACGGTTCCCGTGCCGGTCTTGGCAGTCACGTCCGAGAGGTCGGCGAGCGCGAGCACCTCGGAGAGCCAGCCCGCGGCGAGCTTGTTGCTCCCGTCCGCGATCGGGATCTTCGAGGCGGTCGGCGTCGCCGTCGCGTCGAGGTCGGAGATCAGCTTCCGGACCGCGGTCCCGTCGTGCCACTTGATCAGGGCTCCGTTGCGCTGGAGCAGTCCCGAAGTCGGATCCGCGGCTTGATCCGTCAGCAGGATGGGATCGACGAGAGAGATCCATCCGCCCCCGCCGGACGCGACGCCTTTCAGGGTCAGGGAGGGCGGCCCGATCCCGCCGAAGAGAGCGCCGATGATCGTCTGCCCGACGCTGCGGCCCGCGACGGCCGCGTACTGAACGTGATCGTCATCTCCGAGGCCGGTCAATGCCGCGCCGTGGTCGAGCGTCGCGCCGCCGGCCGCGTCCTGGTGATTGTGGTTCGCGTTGACCATCGACGCGATCGTCGGCATGACGATCGCGGGCGACGTGTCCATGACGACGACCGTGCCGGTTCCGGTCTTCGCCGTGACGTCCGTCATGTCGGCGAGCGCGAGGACCTCCTGCAGCCAGCCGGCCGCGAGTTTCCCCCCGCCGTCCGCGATCGGGATCTTCGAGGCGGCCGGCGTCGCGGTCGCGTCCGAGAGAGCCGTCGCCCCAACCATCTGCCCCGCGTTCGCGGCGTCCGAGTGGTCGTGCTGCGCGTTCAGGAATCCCGGGGCCGTGCGGATCACGGCGTTGTCGATCCGCGGATTGACGACCTGCGGCGCGAGCTGCATGGCGACTACGTCCCCGGACCCGGTCACTCCCGACACGTCGGAGAGGTCGGCGATCGAGAGCTGCTCGAAGAGCCAGCCGAGCGTGACCGTAAGGTTCGCGGTTTGGATCGGCCCGGCGCGCCAGACGGCGCCGTCGCACTCGAGGTAGTGGATCTTGTCCCCGTCGGCCACGGGGACGACGTACGTCGCGCTCCCGTTCACCAGAGGCGTCGCGTCCGCGACGTTGGCGAAGAACGTCGCGCCTTGGGCTCCGGCCGCGTTGTGCACGACGACGAGCAGGAGTCGCCCCTGCGACTCGGCCGCGAGCGGAAGGAATAGGTCGACGTGCTGCTCGGTCGCGTCGAGAGTGACGAAGAAATCTCCGGGCTGAACGGTGTAGTCGCCGGCTCCGCCCAAGGCGTCGAGTAATTTCGACTCTTCGCCAGCCGGAACCTTGGGCCAGTAGCTCGCCATGACTCAGGGGGCGATCGTCCCGCCGACGCGGAGCTTCGCCAGGAGGTCGTTGAAGTCCGTCACGAGCTCGCCGAGCGTCCCCGCGACGGAGTCCGCGCGCGCGGAAGCGCGCTTGGGGATCCGCTCCCACGACGTGCCGTTCGAGATCACGGCCATCCACCCGGCCGTCGGGTCGTTGATCGCGGCAAACCCGCGGTCGTTCTGGCTCGCGTTCGGCAGGTCCGCGAAGAGCCCCGTCGACGGCTCCGGCAACGGAAGCGCGGTGATCAGGTTGTCGCGCCAGCTATCGAGCTCGGCGTCCCAGCTCTCGGCCTGGTGCAGGATCAGCGGCCACGTTCTCTTCGCCATCGGTCTCCCCTAGCTACACCTTGGTGATGAGGATCTCTAGCTCCGAGCTCGCGTACCCGGCCTTGACGATCAGGAGCCGCGCCCGGAACAGGAAAATCTCGCTTCCGAAATCCGCGACGAGCTGCGCGTTCGTGTAGGTGAACGACGGCGTCAGGATCCCGACCACCTCGCGGACGATCACCCCCAGGTTCGTCGTGAATCGCAGAACGAACTCCCCGTCGACGGGCGACGAGCCGGTCGGGTCGCCCGCCCCCTGCGCGCCCGCCCCTGTCCGCGGCGAGATCACCGAGCGGTAGCACCACTTGAGCAAGACGTTCTGCGTCGGCCGGTAGGTGTTGCTCCCGTTGGCTGTCCGGAAGTTGAGCGGCTCCATCGGCACGACGCCCTTCCCTGTCAGCGTTCGGGTGACCGGGCTGATGTTGTTCAGGTTCCAGGCCCGGTCGATCGTCATCGGCTGGGACTTTTCCGAGAGCAGCACGTTCGGGGCGAGCAGCGTATCGCGGATGAGCTGGAGCGTGTTCTGCTGAAAGATGTAGACGACGAGGTTGGCGATATGCGCGACCTTCTTCGTGTCGAACCGGGCGCGGATCAGGCCGTCGAGCGTGTAGTTGCCCGAGCCGATCGCCGTCGCCTTCTTCAGGAAGCCGATCTCCTGGCCGTTCACCGGGTCGTCGATCACGGCCACCTGCCGGCCCGATCGCCAGTTGATCGGGTCGCCGGTCAGGTCGAGCACGGTCGCGATGTCCGGGCCGAGCGCCTGGATCGTCGGGCCCGGGTCGAGGACGGACGGGCCGTCGGCCGCCATCGGAGCGAGTAGCCGCCCGCCGGCGATCAGCGCGTCCTCGTGCGCGACCTTCGTGTACGTCGATCCGTCGCGCGAGATCCAGATATCGGCGCCGACGATGTTCGCGTGGAAGCGGATCCGCGGCGCGACGATCGCCTGGGAGTCCCGGATCCCGAGCGCGGCGAGGACGTGGGCCGGAACCTCGAGCTGCGTGAAGGCCCGGTCGGGCTTGGGGGAATCGGAGATGATCGGCGGGGGGCCGTCGTCGCCGGTGAACTCCGAGGCCGGCTCGCCGTAGTGGTCGGGTAGCGCGCGCAGCTCGACCTTGCCCGTCAGCACGTTGATCTTTTTCCCGATCAGTCGGAGCTTCGCCGCCGCGCCCGTGCTCTGGAGCCCCGACGAGAGGAAGACCTGCCCGATCGGCATCAGCCGCGCCTGCCGGGTCGAGAAGATCCGGTAGGACGCCGCGCCCGGCATGTCCTCCTGCGATCGCCGTTCGGCGACCTTCGTGGCCGCGTCGAAGCTCGTCACGGTCACGATCGGGACGCGACGCGCGCGCACGCCGGCGCTGTCGTCGATCGAGGCGTTGCCGTCGTCGTCGATCTTGATCGGCATGTCCCGGTAGCCGCGCTTCCGGTCGGGGAAGATGAAGACCGTCCGCGTCGGCAGCTCCGGGTTCTCGACCGCGTTGTCGACCTGCGGCATGGGCCGAACGATCAGATCGTCCGTCAGGATGGGCACTCCGGTGATCGGCACGAAGCGTTGCGCCCGAAAGACGACTTGGCCGTTGCTCTCGAGCGCGGCGAAAATCCCGAGGTCCTGCATGATCGCGCCGACCGTCCCGGAGACGGCGTCGCCGTCCTCGGTCAGCACGTTCACCGGGATCCGCTCCTCCTCGGCCATCTGCCCGATCTCCTCGAGCGAGGCGAGGTTGAAGTCGTCCTGGTCGAGCTCGCGCCCGTAGGGCCACGGCGCGAAGAGCTTCTCCCAGATCACGTGGGCCGGGTTGCACCCGTCGTCCTCGCCGTCGACGTAAGGCGTGGTTGTGCCGGCCACGTTCGCGCCGACGAGCGTGACGGCGAGAAGGATCACCGTTCGATCCGGCTGATAGTACGTTCCGTCGGGGAGCTGGATCGGCGAGGAGTACGTCGAGCCGAGGATCGGGTAGTCGCCGTCCGGCACGGCGTTGTTCTCGACGAACATCATCCCGCCGTTCAGGAACAGCGCCGTCTGATCGCCCGAAACGATCAGAGCCGCGGTCCCGACCGGGCCGTTCGTCACGGCGACGATCGTGAAGTCCGTCCCGTAGAGACTGCGCGTCGCGTCGATCCAGGCGTTCGACTGCGTGAGCCCCGACGAGACCCGGCGCTCCATCTCGTAGGTCATCAGCGGCCAGTTGGGGCTCGGCCCGAGCCGCTTCCCGGAGATCTGCGCGAACGGATCGCCCGAGCCCTTCCATGTCGCTCGCGTCGCGAGCGGCCAGCGGCTGGCGAAGCCGAGGCCGTGCTGCGGGTCGTCCAGGTCGACGTCGATCGGCTGGTCGTGCTCGCCCCACCAGATCGTGAACTGCCCCTCGATCCCCGTGTCGATCGCGCTGCCCGATGGAAAGAGGACCGAGTCGATCGGGCCCTTGAAGATCACCTTCCCGTGCTGGCTGATCGAGTGGAGCCGCGTCCCGGGCCCGACGTGGAGGCCGTGGACGCCGTCCTCGTAGTAGACCTTCGCGCGCCCCGCGGAGCCCTTGCCCTTCGAGCCGGAGATCGTCTCGTTGCGCGACGAGCGGTTCTTCGCCATTAGGAACAGCGGTTTCACGCGGCGCCGGCCGGCGAGGTAGGGGAGCATCACGCCGCGCGTGGCGAGCTGCGTCGGCGCGTCATCGTGGAGCGACTTGTCCTTCTTCACCAGCAGCCGGTTGGCGAGGTAGGACAGCGCCGCCGAGGCGGCGATCTGCAGGGCGATCATCGCCATAGGTGACGATCCCCCTGTCGGTAGACGCGGTGGACGACGCGCAGCATCCCGGCGCCGGTGCGATGGACGCCGCTGCCGGTCGCCTCCCAGACGTGGTTCCGCTCGGCCCCTACGATCATCCCGTGGCCCGGCCCTGCGCCGAGGTCGCCGGTGACGACGAGGTCGCCGGGCTCGAGCGAGAAGTCGGTGACGATCCGGTTGGGGGCGTACAGGCGCCGCAGGGCGCGCATGACTCGGAACGCGCCGTCGCGGTCGTGCAGCGCCGCATCCTGCGGGAGGAGTTCGGGCGCGACGCGCTCGCGGCGGTAGAGCTCGTCGAGGCAGCCGGTGTCGAAGCGAACGCAGTCGACGCCGCCGAGCCGCCCCTTGCACCGCGATCCGGCCATGTAGGGCGTGCCGCGCCAGCTCTCGAGGATCCCGGCGAAGCGCAGGCGGATCAGCTCGGCGTCCTCCGGCGAGAGGCCCGGCTCGGTGATCGGCCTCCAGCGGAAGGTCGGGAACGCGACGGCGACGGGCACCTAGCCGACCTCCATCGTCGGGTTGTACGCGGGAGTGCCGTAGCCGAGGGCGAGAAAGTGCGCCTCGTTGCTGAACCGGGAGCGGCAGGTCGGCTTCGTCTTGTCGCATCCGGCGACGACCTTCACGACGCCGTTGAGCCAGGTCCCGGGCGGGTCGCGCACCAGGTAGAACGTCGTCCCCGAGACCCACTCGCGGATCGAGATCCGGACGCCGTCCTTCTCCACGTAGCCGCGGTGAAAGTACCGCGGCAGCACGCCGGGCAGCCCGCCGATGATCACCGCTCGCCCGTCGATCTGGGTCAGGATCCCCGAGTGGGTGAAGCCTGCAGAACTCAACGTGCAACCGATCCCGAAAAGCGTCCAGTCGCAGGTGACGTCGACGCTCAGCCCCTCGAGCACATTGAGGTACGCCTTCCAACTAGGCGACTCGAGCATGACAACGCCTGCCTTGCCTCCGTGGTTGCGGTGGGCCATCGAGACGCGCCCGACGTGCAGGACCATCTCGTCCGTCGCGCCGTCCGTGTCGGTGACCTCGAGGATCCGGGCGCGCACGAGCGAGTGCGCGCGGCCGTCCGAGATTCGGTCCGCGAAGGCGTTCGTCAGCGGGAGCAGGATCTGCGCCGGCTTCTCCTCCAGCGTCCCGTTGATCTCAGCGAGGTTGACCTCGAGCGCCGGCTCCGAAAGGTAGGTCCCAGTCGTGTGGGAGAGGTCGACGGTCCAGTCGGTCAGGCGCTCGTGCGTGGGGAACCCGTCTCCGCCGTAGGCGAAGTCGACGAGCCGCTTCGACTTCTTGCGGGCTTTCTGGAGGCTGTTAGATGCCACGGGGAGGATCCCAGCACGTCAGGGGATCGGCGTCCAGAAGGAGCCGTAGCGGGTCGAGAGGTAGGTGCCGAGGAAGTTGAGCTCCGCCGAGGTGAGCGCGCGCTTGTAGATCCCGATCGCGTTCACGTTCCAGGAGAAGCCAATCGAGCCGTCGCCGCTCCCGCCCGAGGCGACGGCGAGCCGGGGGATCTCGATCTGCCGCGCGTGCGCGTCGGCCGCGATCGACGCCGCGGGGGTCGCGGCCGAGCCGACCAGCGTCCCGCCCTTGTAGAGCCGCGCGTATGTCGACGGTTTCCAGGTCACGACCAGGGTCATCGTCTCGTTCGTTCGGAAGTCTGGGCCGACGATCCAGCGCGAGGTGTCGACCACGTCCTGGGTCTCGAAGAAGCAAACTCGGTGGCTGTGGTCTCCGCCGGACATGAACAGGTCGTTCGTCCAGAACTCGAAGCAGCCGGCGAGCCGGAGGAAGACCCCTTCGTAGAGCGTGCTGAGCTGCCCTGTCGTCCGCAGGTTGATGAAGAACGTCAGGCCGTCGACGTTGCTCCAAAACTGCGGCGCGCTCGCCTGGAGGAGCATCGAGTGGCCGGGCGACGCGCCAGCGAACTGCGCGGTCGGGTTCCCGTTCGAGACCGAGGGGATCCCCGGCACGTAGATCCACGGCCGGAGCAGGACGTTGTTCTGCCCGTCTCCGTCAAGGCACGGGTCCGAGAAGGTCTGCCGGATGTCGTCCCAGACGCCGCACCGCGCGCCGAGGCCGATCGTCGGTCCGGGCAACAGCGGCACGATCCGCTGGTCGATGTTCGGCGGGCCCTGCCAGACCCAGCAGTTGATCCCGGCCTCGAACCACGCGTAGAGATTCGGGACCTGCGTCGGCGGCGGGTCGCTCGTCGGCGGCTCGAAGATCCCCGTCAGCGTGACGTCCTTCTCTTCGAGCGCGTCGATCATCAGGAGCCGCGTGCTCATCGTCTCGTCGGTCGACCACTTCTCCGTCATGGCGTCGGAGTCGAGCCGGACGTGGTGCGCCGAGGTCGCCCGCCGAATCAGCGCCGCGGAGAGCGTCGTACCCGCGTCCGCGAAGCCGAGCGTCCACGTGCCGTTCCCGTTGTCGACGTAGGAGGTGATCGCGCGCGTGACCACCGTTCCGTCGAGCTTCAGGATCCCGACCGCGGGCCAGAACTTCTGGAGGTCCAGGAAGTTGCCGATCGCGGTGATCGTCAGCGTCGTGGTCGTCGCGGAGACGACGTCGTGGATCGACTCTGGGGCGACGAGCCAGAAGTCGCGCATCCGCCCGCAGACGTAGTCGAAGAACTGGATCGTCTTCCACGCCTGCGGGCGCCGAAGCGCCGTGATCTCCAGCACGTGCCGCTGCCGCGGGCGATCGCCGAGCAGCTCCTGGACGGTCCCGAGCCCCTGGCCGCCCTCCTCGCCCTCGCGCAGGACCTCCGACCGGAGGTTCGCGCTCCAGTCCGGCGGAACGTTGAAGACGGGGATTCCCTGGTAGGTCGAGACCCCCGCCGGGATCGCCTCCGTCGTCGGGTTGAGCGCGGACCGCCCGAAGATCTCCCGGACCTGCAGGTCGACGTGGCAGGTCTGGTCGCTCAGGAAGAGCGCCGAGCCCTCCAGGTTCGGCAGCACCTCGAGCACGGGGTAGACGCGCGCGCCCGCGGGGTACGTCTGCGGGAGCGCCGACTCCGTCGTGATCGTCGAGGCCGTGAGCCCGACGATCTTCTGGTAGGACGGATTCGCGGGCAGGTTGTTGGGCCGCGACCAGACGTGGACCAGGCACCAGGCCCCGACGAAGAAGCGCCGGTAGCGCGTGTCGCAGTTGATCGTCGTCCCCGACGAGGCCGCCGTGACCTTGGAGAAGTCGCAGTAGAGCGGGACGACCGTCCGCTGCTGGCTCTGCCGCTGGAGGTTCTGCCAGAGCTCGGTCGCGTCCCGGACGCGCAGCCCCGTGAGCGAGGCCGTCAGCGTCCGGTAGGGCTTCGCGACCGAGCCGCGCCGCTCCTCGGCGACCGTGCGCGCGGCCGTGACGTCCGTGAGCCAGGCTGACTCGAGCGTCGCCTCGCCGGACCAGTTATGCCGAATCATGTTCGGCAGCGGCACGGGGAGGACCCCGGCCACGACCGTGACCCCGGCCGGCGGCGGGATCACGACGCGGTGCGCGCCAACCTCCGCGGCGAACCGCGTCGCGCGCAGGCCGAGCGTTGGCGGCGTCTGGGGCACGTGGGCGCCGACCTCGGCCGCGAACCGCGTCAGCCGCACCGGGATCTTGAACGAGTGCGCGCCGACCTCGGCCGCGAACCTCGTCGCCCGTAGGTTCGCGGCCTTGTGCGCCCCGACCTCGGCCGCGAACCGCGTCGCGCGCAGCTTCGGCGTCCCCGGCTTGGCCCCTACCTCGGCAGCGAACTTCGTCGCGCGCATCGGGATCGGCGTCGGCACCTCGAGCTCGATCGCCGTGCAGCGAACGACGTCCCCCGCGGCGTACGTGCGCGGGAGGATGTTGACGTTGAGCTGGGTGTAGTCGGTGATCAGGTTCGCCTGAGCCACCGACAGGTTGACCACCCACGTCGTCCACGCCGCGTTGATGTCGATGATCGCGTCGAGGATCACCGTGCCCGCGGGCATCTGCTTGAGGATGCAGCGCAGGTTTGTCGTCGACGCCGCGCGCGCGCGCGCGCGCAGGATGTGATTCGACCGATCGGTCGGGATCAGCGGCGGCGTTCCGAGCCGGACCTCGCAGGTCGCCCCGGTCGTCGTCGCCGCGATGTGCGTAGTGTTGTTGTCCGCGGCCGCGACGCCCTCGTCGATGCACTGGTGGACGGTCGCGTCGCCGACGAGCGTCCAGTTCGTGTTCGCGACCGTCGAGATCGGGACGAGGATCTGAGCCATCGCGGCGCCCGGCCGCCTACGGCCCAGTCTTCAGTCCCATCTTGCCCGCGTTCACGCGCGCGACGGTCCAGTCCGCGGCCGTGTTCGGGTCCTGCTCCATGATCCGCTCGATGCCCGGCCGAAACGACGTCTGGGTGATCGCGATCCCGGTCCCGAGCGAGGTCGTCGGCGTCGCGTCCTTGTAGACGAACTTCACCGTGCGCGAGCCCGAGCTAGTCAGACGCACGTTCGCCTTCTGCGTGACGCAGAGGATGTTCCCGGTGATGAAAACGAGGTCCGACATCGCGTAGAGGTCGGACTGCGCGTCGGTCGGCGACTCGGCGTAGGTCGCGTCCGCGTCGTGCCGGTTGCCGCCGGAGTTCGGATCGTCGACCTTGTCGAAGTGCGTCGCCGGCGCGGCGGGGAAGATCGACCATTCGGCCGTGTCGTCCGGCGTTACCGGGTTGATCCCCTCGATCACGTAGTCGCCGAGGAAGTCGTTGCGGATCGCGCCGGAGCCGTCGACCACGTAGATGTCGTCGAGGTACCAGCCGAGGGCGCTAGCGGACGCGAGACCGAACTTGATCTTGTTCGCGACGGCCGTCCCGAGGTTCGACGTCTGCACGCTCGACTCCGAGAACGCGCCCGCCGTCCCGCCGGACGTAGCGCCGACGACGACCTCGTTCACCTTGAGCGAGTAGGAGCCCGTCGCGCCTGTCGCGAGGACGACCTTGAGCTCGGCGTACTCCCACGAGTCGAAGTTGAGCTCGACCGACTGCGCCAGCAGCGTCGCCCCGCGCATCAGCTTGAAGATGTGGTTCCGCGTGTCCGTCGTCCCGCGGATCACGTCGAGCCGGATTTGCTCGCCGCCCGTGTCGAGCAGGGCGATGACCGTGAACCCCGAGGCGCCCGGGTCGGTCCCGCGATTGCCGATTCCGACGACCCACGTTCCCTGCGAGGAGAGCGCGAAGGTCTGAAAAGTGGCGCTGACGTTCTGGCCGACGAAAAGGGCCGTCCCCTGGAGGCGCCCGCCGACGAAGGTCGGCGTGCCGACCGGGACCCACGTCTCGTAGTCGTCCTGGAGCCCGCCCGTCGACGCGCTGACCTCGAATCCCTGCTGGTGTCGAAACGCCATCTTCGGATCCTCCTATACCCTGCCGAGTCCCCCCAGGCCTAGCACCGAGAGCAGCTCGCTCGAGTTGCGCTGCGCGAAGCGCATGAACGCCTGGTCTCCGCCGTGGAGCATCCGCTCGAGCCCCTGGTCGTCCCCGACGACGAGCGCGCGCTCCGGGCGCCTGGCGCCGGCCCCGAAGCTGCCGCCGGCCACCTCGCCCCCGGAGTCGTAGTTGCGACGCCCGGCCAACGGCGCGCGCCCGACGTGGGGCATCAGCGACCGAGCCAGGTCGGGCGGAATCAGGTGCTTCCAGATCGCGTTCATGTAGTCGGCGCCGTAGAGCGCGACCGTCGCCTCGTCCATGACGTGCTCGCCCGGCGTGAGCATCGCCCGGACGACGTCGCGGTGCACCGGCGGCCCGGGAACCCAGCCGCCCTCGTCAAAGCGCAGGATCGGCCCGCCTCCGCTCCTCGGCTGCACCGGCCCGATGAAGTTCGCGTCGCCGGGGGCCGGCACGCCGCCGCCTCCGAAGAGGCCGAGCACTCCCTTGAGCGCGTTGAACGCCAGCAGCTTGGCGATCATGATCGCGAGGTTCGCGACGAAGTTGCGCGCGAAGTCCCCGAGCGACTGCTGCCCGCGGGCGAGGACCTCGACGAAGTCGCCGAAGCCGTTGACGAGCGCCTCGCCGAACTGCTGTCCGGCCGTCTGGACGTTCGAGAGCTTGTCGACCGTGTTCTCGGCGCCGACGCCGACCGCGGAGAAGAAGCCCTCGATCCCGCCGGCCTCGTCGGGGAGGTTCTTGTCCTTGATCGCCTGGAGCCGGTCCGCGAGCGTCTGGAGCTGGTCGTTCAGCTCGGGGTGCGCCGCGGCCAGGCGCTCGATCCCGTCCTTCGCCTCGTCGGCTTCCCGCCCGAACTCGCGGAGCGCCTCGGCCCGCTGTCGGAAGGCGTCCGACGAGGTGATCGCCCCGCCCTGGCGCTGCTCGGCGATCCCCGCGAGCTTCGTTTGCAGGTCGCCGGCCGCCTTCTCGACGCCTCTCTCCAGGTCGGTCGCGATCGCGATCGACGCCGCCTCGGCGGCAGGCCCGATCTCCTTCAGCGCGGCCGTGATGGTCCGGATCTTGTCCGCGGTCTCGACCGTGGCGTTCGGGGTCGTGAGCGCGTCGAAGAGCTGGACGCGCAGGTTGGCCGCCTGCTCTGCAGCGGCCTGGGTCGCGGCCTCGACCTGGTCGACCGCGCCCTTCGCGTCGATCCGGCCGTCCGAGAGCTTCTGTTCGACGCCTTTGAGCGCCTCGTCGAGCGCCTTCTTCGCCGCGCCCGCCTCAGCCTCGGCGACCGTGACCTTGATGCGCACGTTGAGGTCGGGGATCTCCTTCTCGAGCTCCGCGATCAGCTTGTCGATCTGCGGCTTGAGGTCCGGCGCGGCGGCCAGGATCCCGTTCAGGTTCTCGCGCGCCGCGCGCGCGCGGTCGCCGAGCTGGTCGAGCACCGACCCCAGGCGCTCGGTCAGCTCCGCGCGCGTGATCCCCCCGGCCGAGAACGCCTCGGCACCGGACTTCGCCTGCGCCTCCAGCTCGGTCGTTTGCTTCTTGAGCAGGTCGAGCGTCGACTCGGCGCGCTTGATCGAGACGTCCCGGAGCTGCTCCTCGGTCGCGAGGATCTTGAGGACGTTCTCCTGCTCGGCTTTGCTGACCTTGGCGAGCTCCGCCTGCCGATCGTCGATCTCGCCGACGACCTCGACGCGCTCTTTCTCGAGCGCGAGGACGTCCTTCGCGATCTGTTCTTGTAGGTCCCCGCTGACGTTCGGCGCCTCGACCTGGACCTGCTGGACCTGGTCGTCGATCAGCACCTTGCGCTGCTCCAGCAGCGCGATCTCGCGCTCGAGCGCCTTAGACCGCGCGTCCTGGTCGAGCGCGCCCTTCTGGGCGAGCGATTCGTCTGCGGCTCGGCGCAGGTCCAGGTAGCGCGCGAAGCTGATCTGTTCGTCCTTGAGCTGGTCGTCGAACTTCTTGTCGAGGACGGAGACGAGCGATTCGCGCGTCGTGGCGTCGATCGACTTGAGCAACGTCCGAACTTTCTCCGGCGTCAGGCCCGAGACGTTCGCCGACGAGAGCAGGTCGGGCGTGATGAGCTTGATCGACGAGAGGTCGTCGGCCAGGGCCTTGGTGTTCGCGACGATGCGCTCGCCCTTCTTGCGCTCGGCCGCTATCTCTTTCTCGATCGCCGCGATGCGGCCGTTCACCAGGCGTTCGGTGGAGGCCGCCTGGGACACCTCGAGGGAGCCGTCGAGCGCGACGACCCCGTTGGCGATCTCCCCGATTCGGAGCTCCGCGGCCTGCACGTCCTCGTCGCTCGGCAGGAACGGGAGCAGGACGCGCGCGGGGAGATTGCCGAGCAGGGCCGCGCCCGTCACCAGGCTCTTGATCTTCCCGAACGCGACCGTCGCCGCGTCGGCGAGCGAGGCTATCAGCAAACCGGCCTGCGCGACGCGCACCTTGAAGAAGTCGAACAGGTCGTCGATCAGCACCTTGCGCTGCTCCAGCAGCGCGATCTC